GGTTACGTTGAACTCTTCCAGACCTATCCATCTTTAGAAATTTGCACTAAGGCAGCGATAGCATTGGGGCATGGTGCTGTGTGTATTGAAGTAGGGCTACTGCAAAACCTAGGCGTTAATTAAATGAAAAAACTAATTGGCGTTTGGTATCACTATGACGATGGCAGTCGTGAATATGAAAGTAACATTGACCACATTACAGTCTTTTCGCTGTCAAAATGGCTTCATGGATTAATCAGGCGCAAGAAACAAAGCCCTCTCAGCAACTCGCCTTCTGACTAGCCCAGCTAACACTCGCCCACCAGCCTTACGCCACTTTGGAAACTCATCTGCTGCACCCTCTACGTCTCCACGATTTAATAAAATTCTCAAAGATGAGCTTTGCACGTTACCACTACCGATATTGAACCCCCAGCTACAAATTGCTGAGAACTGATTAATAGTCAATGGCGTTTTGATAAGGCGTCTAACTGCATTTTCAATATGATGAACTTCTTTTCGGAGCAGAGCCTCACCTTGCTCTTTTGTGATGCAAGGATGGTCAGCGGTGACAGGATGTCCGTCAATATCCCATGTAGAACCGTATGCAATCGTCCACCGATTTGCAGGGCAGAGATAAGGTTCAGCAGACCAACCCTCAAAAGACTTGATTATTTCCAAGCCAGCCTTGTTGATGTTCACGTTTGCTGTTTCCTAGCCATAGTCCTGCTGCCAAACCAGAACGAAACTACAGCAGCCCAGATAGCTTGAAATTCATCATTCCAGATCATCTTAAACTGTTCCATTGTCATCCAATCCATGCTGACACACAGCGTTAAAACACCAAACTCTAAGGCTAACGCATACGTCAAAACAGGACGCACAGAGGCAGCTAAGTTTACACACCAAGGGCTTGCTTTTGATTGTAGATTTGCATCGTGCTTTAGTAACGCTTCGCTCTCCCTAATATCTGCCTCAACGTGCGTCATTTGCAGTTTCTGCGCTCCTAGCACCTTCTGGTTTTCTAGTTGCTTGTCCATGAGGCGTAATTCGTGTGCTTTGTCCTGTTTGTCTTGAAAGAAGTCCATAACTTTAGGCAAAAAACTAGTGCCAAAACCTAAGACTGATCCTAGTAAACTAAGCATAATATTCTCCTATCGTCCCCAGATAAATGACCACAAATGGCTATCTGCCTTTGCAATCCAGTGGTGAATTTTTCTGACAATAAATGATTTTCTAAGATAATTTCTTACAACTTGTTTCTCTTTTTTCTTTTGCATGACAAATTCTTTAAACCCTTCCTCTGTTGGATGCTTTGGGCTTACGCCCACACCAAACACATACTTGTGGTAAGCGTCTTCATAATTTTTCATAACTCTAAACTTTTATTTTCTAACCAATTTAACTCTTTGAAATTTCTGCCTGATGATACTAAACAGGATATTTCATTTTGTACGCCTGTATGCACTATGGTGAACGTCTTGGCCTTACTAACAAAAACAGTTAACACAATGCTAGTTCCGAAAACCCCTGTATATTTTGGGACTTCGTTATGGGTTGAAGCAAGGAAACGAATTACATCTGACGCAGGGGCGCACCTCAAAACAGGCTGCGTTATAATAGTTGGTTGTACTGGCTGCGCTGTTTGACAGCCTGACAACAGAAACAGAAGCAAAGGCGCACTTAAAATAATCAACACAACTATTCTAGTCGGGGTCATTTTGCTTCACCATTGATCTTGTTGTCTAGCATCCTGTCATCACCAACAACTCTCCGCAGTTCATGGTTGCTAATCTTTGAGCTAGGGATGTATTGCCAAGTTCTGCCAAACTTGCCATTGCGTTCAAAGATGGTTTCTCGCAATCCGATATGGATTATGACAACCTTCTCTCCGTCTAAAATACAAGTCTCCATAGGCTCAAAGCCTGGGGTCACCTTCCATTTATATGCGGCAATGAGATCAGCCGCCCAATCACGAATGGCTAAACCAACAGTTACAGTTATAATAAACCCAACCCATGCAACCCAGCCAGATGGTAATTCAATTTCTGGCATTACATACCTTTAATAACCAAGCCAACTAGCAACATTATAATCGCACTAGTTGTGGTCATGATAATTAGTTCTAGCCGTTTTAATCGGGCGTTTACTGCGGCAAATTGAAACTGAACATTTTTGCTTCGTTCCTCACAGACACGTTCATGCGCTTGCAAGCTCATATCTTTTTTTACCATATTATTCGCCCTTCGTAATTAACCTGACAAAATCTAATTTAAAGCCCATATCTTTAGGGTATAGCACAGCCGCCCTTCGCTCAACTTCCTCTATACTGGCAGCGTGTATCGTTGAATAAAGCACATTCTCATAATCTGCGCTTATCGTTGGGTCAGTCCAATCCTCGCCTGATCGGATGCAATCACGGACACGTTGGTTATAGATGCCTATCTCATAATCAGACATTAGCCGAATACCTGTTAATATATATTATCCAACCTATACCATAGGCCGCACCTAAAACAAAAACTAGCTTTAAACCCTCAAGTAAGTAGTTCGCTACTTTATCCCAAAACTCCTTATCGGCTTTCTTCTTTTCTTTTAATTGTTTAGCAGCTTTAACTTTGTTCTCTTCTTCAACTGCTATCCGCTTGTCATGTTCTTGCTCAATGGCACTCCAAGTACCAAATCCATACTTATCGTCCACGTCAATTGCTAGATTACGAAGAAGGGTGCGGTTATTTCGCTCAGTGACTACATCAGCAATGACAGACTTGTAACTTGAGTCACCTTTAGTAGCAGCCTTTTTAGCACTCTCTGCTTTTTTAGTAAGGCTGAATATATTGTCTAAAGCACTAGCAACATCTTTAATGTCACTAGACATTTCTATAAGTTTCTTAGCTCCGACAAGGGCCGCACCTATGGTGATAGGATCCATATCATTACTCTGGCTTAGTAGGCCACGTTATGTCGTCAGGATCAGATTCAGATGCAGGTAAATCTCTTAGAGCTTGCCTGTAAGATTTCATATTGTCTGCCATAGTAACATCGCTAAGAGCATAATGGTCTGTTGCCATTAACTTAATATCTCTGGATGCACGAATTTCAGCCCATTGTTCATCATCAGTCTGATTAACAGCGGTATAGGTTACTGTGACTGTCTCTTTGTCTTTATCGCCAACTACAGTTGTATCTCCACGCTTTTTTCCAGATGTTACTTCTTGTGTAACTTCTGTTGCTTTGACCAAGACGTAATCGCCTAAATCCACAGGCCGTGTATCACCAGCAAATATTGTGTCAGTGCTGTCAGGCAGTTGAAGCCGACTGACTGTGCCTCCCAAATCCGTAGTTGATCCATCTGATTTTTTTAATAAATAGTCCATAATTTTTTCCTTTTAAGCTGGCCCCCAAGAAGCTGCCACCATGCAACCACCATTGTTGTTACTAGCTGGATCACAAGTTATTGTTAAACCAGATTGAGCAGCTTCAAACGATGCACTTGCTCCAGTGTGCTGTGTCGATGCTCTGATAACAGCGTCAAAATTCTCTGTTAAATTGGTCCAAGAGTACCCTTTAGTTCCTGTTGTATGAGCAGCACCTACGCCAATCATTACTCCGTTAGCTGGACAATCCATCGAAACTGTTAACGGGTCACTACTATCTGCGTCTGTGGCTGTGTCACTTGCAGAACTATTAGCTCCATAAATTGCCCAAACACCAATTCCTTGTCTATCGTTACCAGCCCCTAAAGTTACAACAATATCGCCTGTAGTTCCTGATGGAACAGCAGCTTGCCACAATCCAGCCCTTGAATTAGTTCCAGATGCTTGAACTACAGCAGCGGCAGTAACTCCTGCAACTGTAATCCCCGAAGTTGTTCCATCATAATTGTCAGATGAAACAACAATTAAACGATCTGAAGCAGCCGTTCCTAATGCTTGACTAGAAAAAGTGTAAACAGTGGCAGAAGCAGTGCTAACAGCCGTAGCTGTATAAGCAATAGACGCAACGGATTTATTATAAGATGAGTAAATCGGCATTAACATTATTGAAGAGCCACCACATTGAGGTTTTGAAAACTACCGATTACAGTGGAGAACAGCAGGAAGTCGTGACCATTGGTTGTAGTGAGGCTATCGCCGGTTACAGTGTCATAGCCGCTCACAGTCAAAGTGCCCGCCGATGCGTTATTTGTGTACTGAACTACTATTGTACTGTCATTTGACTGCGGGGCCAGCGTATGCGCCCCGCCATTAACCCCCTTCTGAAAATTGCCGTTACTCTCGTCCAAGGTTTCGGTTCCAGAACTATTAGTGCCTAGATCAAATGTCGTTGCGCTGAAACCAACAGACGCTGGGACAACACCACCACCTAACTTGGGGCTAGTGACAGCCTTTGCAGCAATGTCGTTTGTTTCAATTTCTGCTCGATTAGGTTGTTTTCCTAAATATGCCATGTGCTTTTCCTTTACTCAGGCTTCGGATTGTCCGACTTGACTTTGCTTATAGACGCATACCAAGCTCCAGTTTTATCACCTTTGCCAGCAGTCATATCATGGTAAAGCTGGTCTAGCTGTTCATTGACCTCAAGATAAGCAGCTCTCCTTGCAGACTTGTAAGCCACAGCTTGTGCAGCAGCAACATCACTATCGTGTGTACTCTTGTCGTAAGTTAAAGTTTTTTTGTCTGCATCGACTACCCAATAATCTAATGTGCCATCAGGCGTAGCACAGACAAACCCTCCATGTGTAGAGACATGGGCATTAGCGTCTGACTCATTTGCAAAGTCTTGATACTTTGTAATTTTGTTGTCAGCGTGACCGACTACTGCAATAAATTTTTCCATTTCATTTCCTATATGTACAGAGCGTTAATTGTACCAGCGTCCAGCGTTGTACCACTGACTATCTGTAGCTGGGTTAATTCAGCACTTAGAGCTTTGTCACCACCTGTAAAGCCATAGCTCAAACCATTTTGAAAATTGCCTGTAGCTACCCAGTGATTGTTAGCTGCGTCTTGTAGTGTGAAAAAGATCTGCCCAGTAAATGAACATCCACCACCGACTTGTTCTTCAATTAACCAACCATCAGTTGCATCTGTGTGTGTGCCTGCGCTGGATTGAATATCCAACCCTTTGGTGTCATACGAACTCGTCTCGATTCCACCTGAGTCACCGATGCGAATCTTCATGTCACCCGTGCCATTCGATACATTGTTTAGCATTAAGATAACCAGTTTAACGCCACTTGGAATACCCGTGATAGAGGCAGTCGTGCCGCTGGTAGTCGCCACCTCTGCGGTCTGTGTAAAACCACCACCAGCCAGATCAAGAATACCCTGTACTGTGTCTCTTTTGGTGTTGCCAGAATCGGTAGCATCTCCAAGCAAAATTGAATCAGCAGCAGTGATAGTTACCTCTGTAAAGTCACCTACTAGTGCGTCTTTGAGCTTCGCCTCTGTAACGACATTATCGCCAAGATCGCTTGTGCTTGCCAAATCAAAAGCTGGTTCTTTTCCTAAAAACGGCATTATGTGATCTCCATAAAGCTCATTGAAATGTCGATGTAGTCATTAGCAGCGGCCTGCGCTGTGATGCTATCAGTTGTTTGCAAGACAATCTTTTGCCCACCAAAAACCTCAAGAGTAGACCCAGCTGGTATGCTGGCATCTTTTAGCAAAAACACATCAGCGTTCGTGTTCGGGTTGCCCCCACTTGTGTCTGAAACAAGTTTGACATCAATGTCCGTTGCACTACTATGACGGTTGCAGATTGTCATGCCAAGTATCACGGCAGTCGTGGAACCTGGGACTGTGTAAATTGTATCAGCGGAGCTATGGTCTACACTCGCCCTTGTTACAACTTTAAAAGTATTAGCCATTTTTTTTCTCCTAACCCAAAGCTATAGCGAGGGCAACGCTGGTTGATTCAGCGGCTGTTGCCGTAACACCGCCTAAATTGCTAAGTGATGTTGATGCACTTGCAACATCTGATAAATTATTTGTCGATGTTAAATCCCCTGCGCCATTATTACCACTATAAGCTACCACAACGCCTATAGTATCGCCATCGGCTAATGTGCCAAAAGTAGCCACATGAGATACAGGAACTTTACTATATGTGCTGGCTGAAACCACATCGCCATTTACTTGATAGATAACGCCTGCCGTGCCTGTCCCTGCCTCTTGTATGTAAATTAAGGCTGAATTAGGTGCAGTTGGATCGTCTAGCGTGTCAACAAAGCTATTTATTGATGTGCCATCGTTCGCAAGGTCATCAATATATAATACTGTGGCACTTGATAAAGTTGAATTGTTTGCATGAACCTTACCCTGACCCTGATCGGCATCAGCCGTGTTGGTCTCAAAGGTCATTTGAACACCAGGGGCTTTCACATTTGCGTCACTATATGCCTTGATGCTTTCACTTGTGGCTAGGGTGGTTGCGCTTGCATCGCTCATAGCATCTGTGTCGTTGATGCCTGTCACAGTAGCACCAGAAGCTAGGGCGATACTTGTTGACCCTGTTATAGTTGTGGCTGTTAATGCAGCACAGCTAAATGGCGCAGCAGCTATTGTAAGGTTGCCAGTACTTGCCCCAGTAGCGGTGGTAGTTCCAACTATCCAAGCGTCCTCTGATTCATCCCATGCAACAATTGCATTATTCCCAGTTGACCCTCGTTCAACTACAACACCAGCATCATTGCTCGCTGATGTGCTTCCATTGCTAAGTTCAATTAAACTGTCTTTTACAACCATGTTAGTTGTGTCTATGGTTGTTGTAGTGCCTTGTACGTCCAAATTTCCTGTTAGAACGCAGTTGGTGAATTGTACGTTGTCACCAGTGCCTACACCTATAGAAGTCCTCAACGTGGCTCCTGACTCCGCTACAGGGTCCGTAGTTCCATCGCCAACAATCATCTCGCCATCTGCCAATACAGACATAGCTGTTATTGCGCCTGTGCCTGACCCTAGCAATACACCACCATCAGTTAGCGTTGATGCGCCAGTACCACCATCAGCAACAGGCACATCAGTTCCACCAGCTCGATAGATAATATTTCCCTCAATATCTACATCGCCAGAGCTTGTTCTTGTTAGTGTAGTATCGCTTGCATGGCCTAGCTCAATGCCTGTAAATTGAGGGCTATCGCCTGTGCCAAATCCAACTGGCACTTTTGGCGGTGATACCATTTGAAACTGTGTGCCGTCATATACAACGTGGACAATATCATTCTGCGTTATATCGCCAGCCACAAGTGCAGCTTGGTTCTTTTGAACAGCCTTCGCACCAACGCTATCCACGTTTAAAGTAACCGCCCCTGTGTTCGTGCCACCAGCTTTAAACATAAAGCGGTCACCTTGAGCATAAGCAGATAATACAGAGGCTGCGGCAAGGGTTACTGTGTTCGTCCCACTAGACGTTACGCTGCCATTAGTGTCCTGATTAAATCGGGCAATCATCCCTTCCAAGGCTCTAGCACCATTGTTGACAGTGCTTGGAAGCTGTGACTCAGGAAATCTCGCTGTGTTACTTGCGTCTGTTGCGGATAAATCTTTTACTTCAGCCATGTTATTGTCCTGTTGGTAGTAGGTAAGGGTCTTCTTGTTGATTAGCCATACGGCCTGTTTGAAAAGCACCATATCTCGTAGCTGGGTTCATTAACACTTGCCCAGTACGCCTTGCAAGAGGCATATCTCCTATTGTCCTTCCTAGTGTCTGTGCTGTTTTTATTGGCAACGCTTTGCCTAATGTGCCAGCAGTTCGCCCTCCAGCGTATGCAAGTTCACCCATAAGGCGAGGTGACATAAAAGGCAGTAAAGCAGCACCAGCCATTATTGGCACTGCACCAACACCAGCTAAACCAGCCCCTGCACCTAGACCAAGTGTACCAAGCGTTGCTGCAAATTTATTTAACCCTCTAGGAATACCTGGGCGCAAAGCCTCGCCAGCTATTGTTGGTGCTACACTAGTTGCTCCCTTACTTTCCAAAAGATCAACCATGCGTTTCCTCTGCCCATAATTTGTCTGCACATTATCACGCAACGCAGAAGCTAATTTCCTATATGCAGTTGATGGCTTTCCTCTAGCCCCTAATGATAACTCGCCTTCAAGATCATCTATTCTTCTAGCAGCTGTTTGATAATCTTTCATCATGTCAGCATAAAGGTCATCAGCCTTGTTTATTGCATCTCTAATTGCACTTGTTACATTTCTTCTTACTGCTAATGACGATTTTTGATCTAAAGGTATATCTATATTATTAATTTGTTGTTTTAATGCGTCTAAACCTTCTGCTGTGTGAAACTCTTTTGGGTCTAAATTGCGCCAATTATCAACTAACTCTTGAATTTTTATTTGCAGATCATTGGTTGCTGGTCTTAAATTTTGCCCCTTAAATGTGCTTATTTTATTGGCTTCATTTACTGCTTTCTGTATGTCATCAAACTCTATAATTGTTGGATTTTCGCCAAGTTTTGCTTGTTGCTCACGATATTTCGCATTTTTTTCTTTTTTTAATTCAAGAGCAGCCCTTTTTGCATCATCAACCACTTCTAGCAAATCAGCAGTTTCGTCCATTCCAGCCCTAAAATCTTTTGATCTTTGCCCTTGTCTACCAAAAAGGGGATAAGTAACCCCTGCCTTTGTAGCTTCTATTAAAGGCGCACCACCTGTTCCTGTTCCCAATCCACCAACAACTTCAGCAGTTTTACTTGCTAATACACCTGGTGCTTTTGTTATTCCCTTATATGCTAACACAGTAGGGTCTATTGCTTGTGCAACTTTGCCAGCCTTTTGTGCGATTACTCCAGCTTGGCCTGGTAATCTTGCCCCTGCCGTTGCTCCTCCTGATAATACTGTAGACAAATCTAACAAAAATCCAGCAGGGTCATTTGCAATAGTTCGTTTTATTGCGCCTGGCTTTACATACCTATCAGAAAAATATTCACCTAATGCGTCTGCGTATTTTTCGCTTTCTTGCCTACCTGGTATTGCTTTTTGTATAACCCCTAGCCCTAAATTGCCAAGGGCTTTCGCAGTTTCTACTGGTTCTGTTAAAGGTTTAATAATATCTTTGCCAGCTTGCAAAGCAGACTTTGGAAAATTTTGTATAGCTTGTTGCCCAACATCTAGCATTGAAAGAGATGGCGGTGGTGCAGGCGTATCTGTAGGCGCACCAACAGGCACTTTCATGTACTTCTTAATAGACCTTTCCATTACCTCTGGGTCTATATCATCAGGAAATTCTAAAATTGTCCCATCAGGCAGTTCTGCTTCAATCATTGTCCTACCACTTCACCTTGCTCGTTAATCTTTACTCGTTTTGCCTGTCCACCTAGTTTATATATATCTTTGTCAATTCCCACTTCTATTAAATACCTTTTAAGTGCTGGGCTTTTCCCAATTCTGTTGTAAAAATTATCAACAATTTTTTTGTTTGAATCACGAGATAATCGTGTCATTTTTATTAAAGTATCCCTTTGCAACCCTATTTTACCTGTTAAGACTTCTTGTAAAAATTTACGTTCTGCTGGCGTATCTAAGCCCCTTGCGCCTATGCCCAATGGCTTTAACATTGCAAAAACATCAGCACCCATTCTTGAAGACAAAAATTCTGTTGATGATATTTTTTCCCTTAATGCTATTGCCTCTGGTGTATCCCCCATAAACTGTTCTCTTATTTTACCTACACTAAGTTTAAAGTCAGCAAGCGCACCTGTGTAAGCATCCATCTCATTGTTTTCAAGGTCTTCTAAAAGTTTGGTTTTTGATTGATATGTTCGTAACGCAGAATCAGCCGTTCTTTGGTTTTCTCCTACCCCTTTGAACGCTTCCTCTATTGCTTTTGTTTCTCGCTGATAAGGCAGCTTTTCTGTTGGGCTTAGTCTTACAGGCATAGTATCAATAACTCTTCCTGCGTTATCCATTGTTACTACATTATCTCCTAATTGTACTGTTTTTACATTACCTGCAAGATTTTTAAATGCACTCACTTCTGAAGAGTCTTTAAAAGTACCATCTTTTTGTTTTATTGGTGGATGACGTTTTATTAGTTCTTGCAATTGGTTGTATTCTTGTATACTCGCTGCGGGTCTACTGCCTACTGATGTAGAAGGAAAAAAGGCTTGTGCTTGTTGTTTGGCAAATTCATCTGGAAATGCCTGCCCAAACAAGTTTTCTTTTTCAGCCTGTGACATAGTGTTAGTTACATTGCCCATATCATCCGTTTGCTCCATACCACCCATCATGTTAGGGCTATAAGTTCCTGTTCTTGGATTGAGCATATTAAAATAATCTTCTTGAGCTTTCTTTTGATCTGCTGCGGCTTGTATCTTCATCTTTTGCGCTGCTAATTGTGCCTGTGCAGATTGAGCTTGCATATTTTGCAGTTGGTCAGCTTTTGTTAATGCTATCTGATCGCCATAGCCTTTTTGAAAACCAAGCCCTGCCTGTCCTAAATTGCCCATAAATGAGGTTGGCTTGTCTGTGTAGCCTTGCGATAACTGTGCGCCAAGACCTAGCAAGCCTTTATATAAAGCCTGTTCCTTGTCGGCTGGGGTTACTAACAAACCAGGATACTTTTTAGGTGCTAACATATTACTATCCAAATATTCCCTGTTTGCCGAATAGCGTTCCAGCTATGCCAGCAGTGGTTGCAGCACCACCTAATAAATCAGATGTGGTGTTTCTGTAAATAGGTGCAGTCGTTGTTTGATCTGTAAAACCACCACCCCCAACTAATGCCATATATTGCGCCAGTGCGTCTTTAGGAGCTTGCTGTTGCTGTGCAAAGCGTGAAATGTCTTCCTGTAGTTGCGCCCCTGCCATAGCCTCTCTATCCAAGCCTACGTTTTTAAGTGCCTGTATGTCCGTATAATCTATCTGGCCTAATTGTGGTGCAAGTGCCGCAGACTGTAATTGTCTTCCACGCTCATCGCCATAGTTTCTATAGCTCATGTCAGTGGCTATTTTGGACGCTTGATCTAACGCAGCTTGTGCAGCACGTTCCTCACCCCTTGCTTGCAAGCCAGAACCATACCGCCCAGCACTGCTATAGGCCGATTGTATGCTTGGCACAATATCCTCTTGAAATCTTTCAATAACTGGCTGTGTTGCATTGGTTATCGCCTGTGTTAAATATGGGTTTGCGTTTAAATAATCGCCCTGCGCTGTTCCCTGCACCTGTTGTTGTGCTGCCTGTACTACTGGCGATCCAGCTACAGCCCTTTGCTCTTGCAGACCTAGAGCCTGTTCTGATGTTGGCGAAAATGGCACAACTGTAGAATTTGGATAAAACTCTGTGGGCTTGTTTAAAATATCGTCCCTTGCTCTTTGAAAGCCAGTTGTTAGATATTCTTGCTGTCCAGACCAAGGCGCAGAGCTTTGCGTGGTGGTGGAATAGGATGCTGGTTTGCTACCACTCGACATTTTTAAAGTCTCCTGATTGGTGCTGGCGTGAATACGTTGCCGTTCCACACTTGCTTTTGGTAATCATAAGGGGTTAACGGCAAAGGATTGTTCACCATAGGTGCTTCTGGAGCCATTGTTTGCGGTGTTGGCAATATGTAACGCCTTCTTGCATAAGGGTCAGGGCCACCATTGTCTACTGGGTCTGATAAATCAACTGGCCCCATATAATTAGGTGAATTTGGGTTGTTGGCGTCAAATGGGTCTTGTGGTTCTTGATTGGCAAGTGCTTGAAATGCTTGATTAACAGCAAACCCAGCGACAGGATTACCTGTTGCCATGCTTGCAAGTACGCCAGCTACTTTCCCACCTATTGAAGATGGCGTTGTTTGCCTGTCAACAAAACCTTTAATTGCGTCTTCTGCTCTATCCAAATAACTTTCTTGTGGCGTTCCTGCTGGCGCAAAACTTGGCTGCCCAAAAAATCCATATTGCTGTGAAACATCAAAATCTTCTAACCCAGGTGGCTCTTGGTTAATGTCTTGCATAGCTGTAAATGCAGCATCAACATTTTCGCCTGTTTCACCAGGGTCAGCAAAACTACCCATCATATCAGATGAAGCTATTCCACCATAAGTTGGTGAATTTGGGTCATTGGGGTCATCCCCACTCATGCCACCACCACTTTCGCCACTAGACATTCAAAGCAACTCCTACCCTCTTGTTTTTAAGGTGTCTCCTCCACTCAGCTTTCGGATATTTTGGGAATAGATTGCGACACATTCTGTATAATTTTCTTGTATGCCCATAAGGGGCTACAAAATCCATAAAGACTAGAACGTTGCCGCTTCTCCAATCTTCTGGCATTAACTCATAATCACCATTTAAAAACTTATCACTCTTTTCTTCAGAAAGAAACCCCCAACTTGCCCACGCTTGCAAATAACCATTCTCTATTATGCCTACACTCTGATTAAGATTTACAGGTGGCACTATGCGTGTTGCTACTTCCTTTATTGTCCAATAGTGGTGCGTAGGCGAATGGGCCAGTAAAACTAAAACATGATCCAGCATTAACCTACCATCACTACTTTAAAAACACGATCAGTCTGCGAATTGTTGGCGTGTGTTATTACCACGCTTCCATTTACCCTGCTCGACTGACTAACGTAAATTGTGCCAGCACCTATTTCAGCACTTGCATTTGCTGTTGTTGGCATAAACAATAAAACTGTATTCACACCAAGCCTTGAGTCAGTTATCGTTGACGATGCAGCGTTGTGCGTTGCTGTAAAATCTATCACGTTGTTACTACGCCCAAACAACAGCCCCGCAATGCTTTGCGACTGTATCCTTGAGAGTTTCTTTTGATCGTCAAGGTCTTTAGGTGGCGTGTTAAAAGTTGTTATGGTCATTATGTTGTGGCTGTTTTAGCTGCCCTTTTAAACGCTGCGGCTGTTGGTGCGTTTTTGCTTCCAACCTTGCGTGTTGTCTTTGTTTTGCCATCACCTAGTTGTTTAAGACGTATATTGCGATACAAACTAGGCTTCTGTGCTTTTGCCTTTGCAATCTTTTGTTTCTTTGTTTTTGCCATAGTTATTTCCTTGATGTTTTGCCACTACATTTCCAACGCTTGCGAGATAATCTTAAAGGCGAATTAGGGTTGGATGCTGCCTTTGGGTGCTTTTTCATTTGCCCAGCACTACGAGCGCAGTAAGCGTTGCCTTTTGGTGTTCCAGCCCTTACCCTTGGGCCACCACCTTTTGCCTTTCCAGCCTGTCCATAGCTAACACGCTTGCCATTAACTATTTTTACTTTAGCTTTTCCCTTGGCTGGTTTTGCCATTAGCTTGTGCCATCTTCTGTTGCGTCCATATCAATGCCTTGAGCGTGTGTCCAAGTGCCACCAGCCGCCACGTTGACTGTTGCCCTTGCATAACGACAGGAACGTGTAAAATGCGCCATGCCATTGCCATCAACGCTGTTAGGGCCATCTGTGGATATAGAACCACTAGGGCTGTCACGATACTCTAGCTCAACTGTTACTGTGCCACCATCAATATAAGGTCTAACCCCATTAACATACATACGCTCGTTTGGCTTGGTAAATAATTCCATGCCCCCAAACTCTGTTGTTGTTAGAGTTGTTGCTAACGCAGAACCTGTAAAAGTTGAAAGCCTGTGTGTTGCGTTAAACGCTGACAAACTTGAAAAGCCACCAACCCAGAACCTATCGTCTAATGATGTAGCTAAAGCATCAAGGTTTCCAAAGCCATCAATGTTGTCCATTGTGTAGCCAGGTGAGGTGTCTGTAAAAATCAAGTCAGCAGTTATCTCGCCATATGACCAACGATTGATTTCCCAGTTGTAGATAATGACCTTGTTTGGAGTTCCATCTATGTTGTTAGCACCAGGGTAGCTCCAATAGACTAGCTTGTTAACTGGGTCTGCTGCGGCTGTTATCCTATGCACAAAGTTAAAATCTAAGTCAGCAAAAAAGAACTTGTCAACTTTCTGGTTGCCTATTGCCTGTGAGCTTGTGCCGTTAAAGACGAAAAATCCCTGTTCTGCCAGATAAAATGCAAAAG